TTATATAAAGGTTCATATAGATCATTGACCCAAATATCAAGGTGAGGATATTTTTTAGTAATGTGAACTGCTACACTACCACCGCCCAAAAATGGTTCCCTGTATTCTATACAATCAGATACTTTTAAAAGATACTGATCCATCTTAGTGCAAGCACGAGACTTGCCACCAGGATATCTTAGAGGAGTTTTGTGAGATTTCATAGGTAGTTAGGTTCATCACCTTTATGAAGAAGAACACCATCAACATTCCGAAGTAATTGTTGCACATCATTATGCAAAATACGATATCCACTACCAACATAGAGTTGTCCTAAAACTACTGCTACCGTAGCAGTTCCCCAGAAAATATAATAGAATCTGGACTTAACTTGACAACGTTGTTTCTTTTTCATAATCATAAAATAAGTTTTTTGTCTTCAGGAGTAATCAGTTTGCTTCCATAAATTTCATTATACTTTTTCTTGACACTTGAGGAAACTTCTCCAATGTAAACAATATGATTTCTAGATACAACCAGTTCACGATTGTCTTCATCAACAACAGTCGCCCAAGGGGCAAAACCAACACTTTGACCAGTTGGAAGAACAACTAGACCATTCTGAACAGTCACAGTAGCATCATCCTCAGAAAGAACTTCTGCGATGACTTCTTCACCAGTCACGATACGAAACAATTTTACATTAAGCATTTAGATTCACACTCCATACGTTATAGTTATAATGATAATATGCATTGGCAACCATGCCAGCCATAGACAACCAATAGACCATGATAAGGGCCATACCAATTTTATTTGGAATACTTGTCATTTGAATTCACATTCACACATAATCTCAGTTAAACAGGCAAGGAAGTTGATTTCTTGGTCGGCAACAAATGCGATCTGATACTGATACTTAGCGACAATAAGCACAGCAGCAGGAATGCTATTATTTTCAAGGGATGTCACAAGAGCATCGTATATAAGACGAAGAAGTGTCCCAGAATCATTATCCATATTATTAACGACCCACTTACGGACTTCAGTGAAGTTCTTTTGTTTAAGGTTTTTGATAAGATCATTTACAGAAACATCAGAGAAGGTAGCAAGAATAGCAGAATCAATCTTTCCACTAGTCGAGTATCGTTGACACTCATTAAGAACACGACGCCAGTCTGGGAAGTGCTTATTGATAAGTTCTACCAGGACCTTGTTATCATATTCAATATTTTCTGCATCCAAGATTTCTTGGAGACGTTTGAAGAATCCTGCTGCAATTTCCTGTCTTTCTTTTCCCTTAATTCCAAAGTCGATGACGGCACACCGAGAATGTAAGGGTTCGATGATTTTGTTTTTGTAGTTACAGGTGAAGATGAATCGACAGTTGTTATAAAACGTCTCAATATTTGCCCGTAAGAGGAGTTGTACATCGTTCCCTGTGTTATCAGCTTCGTCAATGATGATGACTTTGTGTTTTGCATCTGACGAAAGTGATACGGTCGAAGCAAAGTTCTTGGCCTGATTCCGTACAGTGTCAAGAAATCTACCTTCATCGGATCCGTTGATGACATATGAATCTACTCCAAGTTGATTACAGAGGGCTTTAGCGACAGTGGTCTTACCTACACCAGGAGGACCAGAAAGAAGAAGGTTAGGAACCTCACCCTTATCTAGAAACTCTTTAAAGGTCTTCTTTGTAGCCTCGGGGAGGATACATTCTTCAATAGTCTGTGGTCGATATTTCTCGACCCACAAGAAATCATTGTTCATAATAAATTCAAAAAATAGGTAAAATACGTTGTCTCATCTGTTCAAGTTGTACAGGGTCACCGCCATAATACCCCATATGCATGTAGACACAATCAAGGTACCTCAGTTCATCACGTTCAGTATTATAGGTGAAGTGATCACAGAAATCAACTATCTCTTGTGGGACTTGTACTTGATTGTAGTCATAGTCAATGATCATACAAATCCTTTAGTCATACCTTTAGGACGGTTGTCAATTTTATCCAATACTTCAATATGAGATTGAAATTGTGGTGGAGTTTCCCACCAAAGTTGTCGAACTTGTTCGTATGAACCTACCACAACAGATTGATTGTTTGAGTATACCATTTTATAATCATGACGATCATATGGTTTGTCACATGTTTGTTTAAAGTGTTTTGTCATACCCATTCAGGTTTACGATCAGGAAGACGAAGGTAGTTGTCCTTCACCCATGGTTTAGATGCAATGTACATTTTATATGCTTCAATAGTAGAAATACTATCATCAAACTTATACTCCTCTGGCATTGCACGAACAAAAGGAGTAAGTTTTGATTGATGAGTGGCGTCTAATGGAAAGATTTTATTTGCATATGCAAGAGTATGAAGGCATGAATGAATTTTTCCATACCTATTAGAATACTCTTCACATAATGCAAGACCATGTCGAATCAACCATCGGGAATTTGCGACAGTCTCATTTGCCCATATCGTACAGGGATGGTTACGGAATGCACCTTTCTCTGTCTTGTAAGGAGTCCCATCTAGTTTAGGAAGGAATCCATACTTCTGACCCCACTTGTCTGAAGCAACAATAGAGAGCATCTGACAGGTCTCTAATGGCATCTTGACGATGTGCTTGTCAGGAAGGACTCTTGCCGAATCCACCGGATTGGAAGAAGTCACGAAGATATTCATCAGTAAAGAATTGCATAAGGTAACTCACACCCCAATCTAATGTGCCTGGGGGGAACACGTCAACGTTTTGTTCAAGAATCTTNTTGGCATCGATGATTCTTTTCAGACCACACACCTGTGCAGTGGCCTCAGAGATTTCCATGAACTCTGTATAATCTTCATCATTNCCATGTTTAACACCACTAATGTAGAGTTCTCTAGCCCGAAGAAGAAGTTTTTCTGTTGTAGGTTTGAAGGTAAGAGTTTCCTCTTTAAGAGGAATCGCCAGGTTCTTTATACATGACATACTGAACTTCATGACTGTTCTTGTGTCTTCAACAGATAATGCATCCGAAGTCTTATCACGGAAGGCATGTTGAATAATTCCATTAGTACATTCCATGACACGAAGAACTGCAATTTTATTGAGTTCACCGTCTGTCAATTCATTGTATTTTTCTTTCCAATTTGTCATGTTAATAATTTACTGAAACTGATTGCTAATAAAAAACTTAGCATAATAACTACATCCCATGATTTAGTTCTTACAAAGTATGGGACTGATAAGCAATCTGCTATGACGTTCATCACAACACCTGCCAACACATTCACATGTAAGACAACAAAGTAGGCAGCAATTACAGTAATACTACCCACAATTCTCATAGGAACATCAACGGACACGTCTTGCCCCACCACAAATCGTGGCAGAGGGAACTTGAGCCTGTGCAATCTTTTTTGCATCATGTTGGTAATTTGCTTCCACAATCATTTTATGATACTTACTCCCCGTGGTGGGAAGTCTGTATGTCAGTTCCCACTGTGTCACATCAACCTCCAAAAGTAGAATCAGGTTCCAGTGCAATATAATAAGTCAAGTCATAGTTCTTGTTAGTGAACTTAGCCAGGAGTTTCTGGGATACAGCAACCTCATATGTTCCAGGAATAATCTTGATATTCTCAACCTTAAAGTTAAAGAAGAACTCAGAAGTTGTCTCACCAACAACAATTTGGAAGTTGTTTGATGTATCATTCTTCTTGTCGCGGACAACCACTTTAACAACACCATTCTCACCAACGACAGAGAGATCAGGTACTTGATAAACAGCAGCAGCCTTGAGGAGTTTATCCAACTGTTGGGTATCCAGATCAAAGGTCACATCTTCAGAAGGAAGAGTGATATCTTTGTCAGGAGGGGTTACAATAACATTCTTATCAGCAAAGAAATACTTAGAACGAGAACGACCTTCTTTAATAACAACATAACCTTCATTATCAAAGTCCAGGTCAGGACTAGCATGAAGATTCAAACCATTAAGAAACTGATTCAAGTCATAGATACCAAAGTCCCTAGGAAAATCCTCATCAATCTCAGCCTCTGCCAGAATGTTTTTCATAACCGAAATAGTTCGGAGTTTATTACCTTCCTTGAAAAGGATAGACTGATTGATAGAAGAGAAGTTCTTCAGGATGTTTACAGTCTTGTCAGAGAGTTTCATTGTCATTGAGGGTAAGTTTCACGTTGTGCGTTTTTGTCATTGAAGTGTAACAGAAGAACTGCGTAATGCAGAATCTTTAAGATGTCACGTCTTGCTGTACCTTTCTTATCATATCGAGAGGCATACTTTAGAATGTTAGACCGACAGAATGATTCACCATCTCCACAGGCTTCAATGAGGTCAAGTGTTTGTACTCTATCAGTACCAACAGAATAATGTTGATTGTATGTGCCAGAAATATAATCTGACAACTCTTTCAAGATTTTGTCTTCACTATACTTCCTATTGGGAAATGATTTAAGGTCAGTCAATTCAATTTTGTCATCCATATGTAATCCATTAATAAAAGTTATGCTGTCCATAATAAAGGAAAGGCAGTATTACCTCCCCCAATTATATCAAAGAGTTCTCGTAATGTCAAAGTTTTTCATTGCTTCTGTGTCAAGTGATATCTGAACTTCACCATCAACCTTGTCATACAATTCCATAAAGGATTGTTTTGTCTCGTCATCAAAACGATTAAGACAAACCTGAATCGCCTTCATTTTATCATCAAAGATACTGTAAGCACGGACGATATGAACCAAACGACGGGTAGAGATGACTTCATCCACACCACCATCATAGAAAGTCTTACGAATGATGTCAGCCCAGTCACAAAGATACTTGATGAATGAACGGTCTTCAATACCAAGGTCAAGACTTACCCCTTCAAGGATTTTTTGTTCAATAGCAGTTGAAGGATACTCTTGTTCAAAGGTTATTGGAAATCGCTCAAGAAATGCTTCGTTGAGCACATTAGTACCAATAAATCTTCCGTCATCAGATCCTTTTCCTTTTGTGTTTGCTGTTGCACAGATATTAAAACCTGCCTTTGGGGAAACGTTCCTACCAATCTTCTTGAGGAAAACTCCTTTCCCCTC